CTGAACATTATGATGAGCCCGGACAAGTTTGACGAATGCTATCAGGTTGCTCTTAAAGCAACAGAGTTGCAAAATACTAGCATTGCATTACAACCGTTAATACACGACTTTGGTGATACACTGTATGACTACACAGACGAGCAAAAGAAGGTCTTTGAAGATCAGTGGAAACTCATTGGCAGCAAAACTGTTTGGACTAAGTCATTGGAAAACTATCGTGGCGCAATGACAATGGTCACCGAAACAGGATCTAAAACTAGTTTGCCTCCGCACGAATTTATTTCTAAAGGGATTAACAATTGGTTTGGTTGGAAATGCTATTCTGGTGTAGAACAACTTATTGTAGATATGGATGGTAGTATACATCGTGGCTGGTGTAAAGTAGGACGCCCAATTGGCAACATATGGGATGAAAAAATTCATTTCCCAAAAGATCCTATTACCTGCAATAAAGTAATGTGTCATTGTAACTTTGACATTATGTCTACTAAGGAAAAAGTTCAATGAAGCAATTGGCTGTTGGGACTGACAACGGATACGTTAATGCCAGCATAGAGGATTTAATTAGTTCCAAGTTAAATCAATTTCAAGGATGGCACTGTCAAGCTGGCGTACAAAATTTGTATATAGACTTTGATGGCAAAGTTTGGATATCTAATTGTGCCAGTACGCCCGGGACAAATCGTGTACACTTCCAAGGAACAAGACGTTGGGGAAATCTTGGCACTATAGAAGAAAAGTACACATTCCCTACCAATGGGGTGATCTGTCCAATGGCCAGCTGTGGTTGCGGTTCAGACATTGTAATCACAAAATGGTCCTCGGGCACAGAACCTGCGCACTCCAATGTTCGATTTGTGCCCTTTAAAGATGTCACAGAGATAACATCAGTCAGAACCAATTATCATATGCCCAAACAAGTATTGTGGGATATAAGTCGCCGGTGTAATTATGATTGTAGTTATTGCTGGCCTGAGGTACATAATACCACAGATGAACATAAATCTTTGGCAGTACTAAGATCGGCGGCAGATCACATCATTGACAATTGGGCCGGCGGTGAGGAAGTTCGTTGGTACTTTGGTGGCGGCGAACCTACTTTAAATCCAGACTTTGAACCATTTGTTGAGCATCTAGCTAACAGGAATCAATGGATTATGCTAGTATCCAATGCAAGCCAAGGACCTAGCTACTGGGCAAAAAATGCTAACCACTACAACACATTAATTTTTAGTGCTCATTTTGAATTTATGAAACCTGCGCTGTTTGCTAAAAATTATAAACAAGTTGGCGAAGTAATACTCAATGGCGCAACTAGATTAAACGATTTTATAGTAAAGCTAATGACCAAACCTGGAGAAATTAAACAGAGCATAGACTTTGTGAATGAACTAAAAGAGTCAGTTGGATACGACTTGTTAACAACGGGCAATAAAAATAAATTTGGATTTGATATGGTCCCACTGCGATCAATCAATGACGGCAGTAAGTTACATCCAGACTACACTGACAGCGAGTTGCAGGAAATTCTTGAGTTTAATAAGCAGTAATTAAAATGAGATATAGGATTTTTTATATTGATTGGTTAAACAATTCTGGTACTAAATCTTGGATAGACTTAACTCGTAGGTTTCCTAGTGTAACCCGTATAAGTCCCAAAGACACAATAGCAGAGACCTTAAGGTATTGTGCCGAGAATTCAGACACTGCTTATTTTTGGGTTGCTTCCAGTCTAGTAGACTACAAAAACTTTCATTTCAAGGATTACGGAGAATATGGCTTTGAACCGTATTTGCAAGTATTCAATTCTAGCACGTGGTTTGGTAGTAAAGAATACTTTAGACATTTGGACGGAGATTTAAAGTATGTTGAAGCATTTCCAAATTTACACTTTGTTAAAGACTCTACTTTAAAAGCCTCTGATGGATTGCTGGACATTGTCTACATAAGCAATGGCGAGCCGCTGGCAGAAAACCACTACCAGCACTTGCAAGAAACAGTAAAAACAGGCAATATGATACGTAGAATTGACGGAATCAATGGCCGCACGGCAGCATATCAAGCAGCCGCTCGTGCTAGTACTACCGCCTGGTTTTTTGCGGTATTTGCAAAAATAGAAGTAGATCCGAACTTTGATTGGACCTGGCAACCAAAACAGGAACCTTGGCACACTATTTTTTATGCTAAGAACCCAGTCAATGGATTGACCTATGGGCATATGGCTGTGGTGGCCTATAACAAATATCAAACTTTGGTCACAGACAAAACTGGATTAGATTTTGTAATGACTAAACCACACGAAATAGTTCCAACAATCAGCGGCACTGCACACTACAATCAGGACCCGTGGACCACGTGGCGTACAGCATTTAGAGAAGCAATTAAACTGAAACAAAGCAATAGCGACGAGTCTCGCACTAGATTAAAGGCGTGGACTGATAAAGGAACGGGTAAATTTGCTACCTGGAGTAACAGGGGTGCTCGTGATGGTGCAAAGTACTACGACGAAGTCAACGGGGAACAAAGCCAACTGCTTCTTAGCTATGACTGGGCGTGGTTGAACGATCGGTACCAGTCTTTATACAGTCAATTACCGCCTCAGTGATATATTCAACTTCGTTGTCGGTTAATTCTGGATATATCGGTAAACTTAATTCTGTTCTACAAAAAGATTCCCCATATGGGTATGCGCCCAATTGGCTTAAGAATTGTGTGTGCGGGTTGCAGGGCAGTTCGTTGAGCGGTGTTGAATAATGTATTTTGGTATCAATGCCGCGGTGTTCTAAGTTGCTTTTAACTTGGTTTCTAACTGGCAAAAATACTTGGTCACGGTGGGTTCTATTAAAAGCAAAAGAATCATCGATCCAAATTGGAAATTTATGCCAGGCGTGTTCTATATCATTGCTGGTCTCCGTCACTCGTACGTGGGGCCGTAGGCGTTCACAGTAATATTCGGCAATTTGTTGTCGACGTTGTTGCCAAGTGTCAAAGTACTTTAATTTAACAAGCATCTGAGCGCAGTCTGACTCACTCATTTTACTATTAGTTCCGGTACTGATATGACCGTCGTCTTTACCATTGTCTCTTAAGTTGCGTACAGATTCTGCAATTTTCCAGTCGTCTGTAAGCAACATACCACCAGATCCATAGTTGGGTAAATTTTTAGTAGGATCAAAACTAAGAACACTAACATCGCCTAGCTTACCAGATGGGGTATCTTTGTAATAAGCGCCAAAACTTTGTGCGGCATCTTCGATGACAAATAGTTCATCATTGTTAAAGAACTCGTTGATAAGGCGCATACGATCAAAGTCAACTATGTTACCAAATAAGTTAACATACATCAACCCGCCAATTTTGTGTGTCCTAGGATGAAACGTTAATGTTTCTAAATCTATTAGACCGTGTTTGTCAACGTCACAGTAAACAGGATCATTGTTGGCCATAAGCACACTATTAGTAGTGGCAGCAAAACTAACAGTAGGAATAATAATCCTATCCTCTTTTAAGTCTGCGGCTATCTGTGCAAAGATTAATGCTTGGGTGCAACTATTAACAGCAAATGCATAGTCCCTGTGGCACCTTGCGGCCATTAGTGTTTCAAATAGTTTAGTCTTTTCGCCATCGAGTACTTGGCCGCTGGCGTAAACCTCATCGGCAGAATTGAGAAGTTCTTCTCGTAAATTTTCGTACTGTCTTTTCAGACCAAAGAACGGAACTTTCACTTTGCAATTTTTTGTTGCCAATACGGGCTAGTGCTCAGCCAATCGTAGTAGTGTTGAAACCCTTCTTCTACATCTACTTTGGGTGAGAATCCAAAGTCATTGCGAGCGGCATCGATGTTTAAAGCGCCACGGCTAGGAAAGTCTGCATCTTTATCTCGCACATTGATATTGCCCTGGCCTACAACTTTAACAGCAAGCTCGGCAGCTTCAAGTAGTGTTCTGCTATGCGACTTGGTGATGTTATAAGTCTTATTTTCTGTGTTATCACTGAGTGCGGCTGCTACAATACCATCGGCAGCATCATCAACATAGGTAAAGTCCAGTGTTTCATTGGCACCATTTACGTTTAACGTGCCGCCTCGCATTGCGGTAAGCATAAACTTAGCAATAACTCTATCCTCTACATCCAACGGTCCATACACAGCACTGGGACGAATAATAGTGTAAGCAAGATTATCTCGGCGTGCATAGTCTTTAACCAGCCATTCACCAGCTAGCTTCATAATGCCATATTGACCTTGTGGGTTGCACACTGCATCTTCTGTAACATCGTCAGTGAAGTCTCCGTAGACCATTGAGCTACTGATGTAGATAAACTTTCTTGTTTCGTATTTCTTTGACGATTCTAACAGGTTAATCAACCCTTCGCTCATAACACGACTACCCCAGGCTGGATTAGCATTGACAACTTTTTGTCTAGGGAAGCTGGCCATATGAATAACAATTTCAGGCTCGTGCAGTGCAAACGCCCAGTCTACGTTAGCAGCCAGTGATATATCAATAGGATATACCCACGGGTTGGACATATCAATTTTCTTTGTACGCTCTACCATAAGGTAGTTGAGTTCTTCCTGATCAACAATACCATAGTTAGTGCGTATATCTAGGATAGATACTTCGTGTCCTAGTTGTTGTAGGCGTGATACAACATTATGCCCTATTAGGCCCATTCCGCCAGTTACTAAAATTTTCATACAGCCATCTCTGCTTTAATTGCATCGTGCGACACATAGTTTTCTAATTTAATATCATCCATTGTGAACTTGGTGATATCTCTAATCTCGGGATTCAGCCACAGCGTTGGTAACGCATATGGTGTACGTGCTAACTGCTCTTTAACTTGTTCTACGTGATTTGAGTAGATGTGTGCATCGCCTAGCACGTGAACAAACTCTCCAACGTCTAAATCGCACACTTGAGCAATCATTGATGTCAGCAATGAATAGCTGGCAACATTGAACGGTACACCCAGGAACATATCACAACTGCGTTGATACATTTGGCAACTTAATCTATTACGACCATTGGGTACTTTTTGCACATAAAACTGAGCAAGAACGTGACAAGGTGGCAAAGCCATATCTTGTAGTTCAATGGCATTCCAGGCAGACAATATATGCCTACGTCCGTGCGGATCTCGTTTGATGCCTTCAACAAGATTCTTTAGCTGATCAATTTCTACTTTTTGTATGCCGCCTTGGACACTGTAGTAATTGCCAAACTCATCTTTAATGCTACCTGATTTAACTTCCTTAATGCCGCGCCAGTTGCGCCACTGTACACCGTAAATGCGACCCAGGTCACCTTTAAATTTTGACTTAGGTACCCAGTAAGGCGCTGTGGCATTGTCGGACCAGATGGTTGTCTTTTCAGACTGTCTGCTACCATATAAAATCTCTCGCAGACGATTTTCGTCCCCCGACCCTTCAATAAACCACAGCAATTCTGATACAACACTACGCCAGGCCAGCTTCTTTGTAGTAACTGCCGGGAATCCTTCTTGCAGGTTGTATCTTTGTTGCATTCCAAAATAACTAATGGTACCAACACCAGTCCTATCGTCTGTTGTGGTACCATTCTGTAATACGTAATTTAGTGCTTCTAAGTATTGATTCATTTAATGCTAACCTATAATTATAGGTCCTTAAGAAAGTTATCAGTAATTGGTTGAACCAGTTTGGCAACATCATCGATGTTGACATAAAAGTCAACATCATTGATGATGTGGTCCAGTGCAGTTAGTTTTTGTTCTAACATTTGCTCTATGTCATCCGGGCTATAGCCCTCGGCTAATAGTTCTTTTATGCTAATGTCAACTGCGGTGCCATCGAAAAGATTAACAGTAATAGATTCTAGCACCGTTACCGGAACTTCGCGTTTTTCAACGTCTTTTAAAATCTTTTCCCACTTTTCTCTAGCAGTGACATTAAGCCGCTTTAACTTTGACCGCTTTTTTCTTTGTGGTTTTTCCGACATTTGTTGTAGTTGTAGTTGGATCTAGGCTTGCGGCCTCAGACATAAGACGCTCTGCCTCTGCTAACATTGTAGCGGCATTCTTCTTCATCATTTCTGCTTGGGCAACACGACTACGTGCAATATCGGAATCGCTTAACACACCATTGGCTGATGCTTGTGGCATAGCGGCTGGCTGAGTTCTGCTACTTGGAGGAACACCCACTTCTTGTTGTTCAACTTTGCGCTTCTTACCAGTTAAACCTTTGTTAGCATCTAACTCGGCAAGTCGCTTAATGGCTTCGTCACCTTTTTTCATTTCATTTAAGATGCTGTTCAATTCGTCCAAGCGCACAGTGGCAGACGGAGTAGGAGTCATAATAATTTGATTATTAGCCACCTTCTTGATTAAACCGTTCTTGTGCAATGCTTCCAGGCAGTTAATACCGTCGGGCATCATATTTCTAAACAATGCATCTGCAAAACTATCGGCCTGTTGTCCAACTGGGCTTTCTAGCACTGTCATAACTGAATCGTGATAGATTCTAGGCAGCAAATCACTGTAGACTAATAGTGTCATATGATCTTCGCCCGGTACTTCTCTATATAATACGACTACTTTCTTTTCGCCGTGTCTACCAATATGTTTTAACATAATTACTCCTTGGGGGGTTCGGTTGGTGTTTCTTCTTCGCCGGGCATTTTAACTGCACCAGTTGAAACTAAAAATGCGTACAGGCGATCATACAGGCCGCCCACTGAACTCATTTCGTCTGCTCTAAATGCACCACGTGTGGCGCAGGTTCTTACTACTTGGAGCACATTGACTAAGTCAGCAATATTTAAATTTGGGTTTTTTTGCTCTTCGGTTGAAGAGGTTGTGTTATCATCACTCATTGAAAATCTCCGTTAAATCGTTAAAGTATTTAACGGAGATATAGTATCAGATAATTTTTTTTCTTACCAGTCGTAGCTGGTTACATTGATATTCGGAAGAAACAATCCAAAATAGCTAGCTTCTTCGTGCCGTTCAAAAGCGGCAACCTTGTGCATAGTTAAGCTAGATCCGGGAGATTCTGGGTTGGGTAAAAAGACATCACCTATGTAAAATCTACCTGAAAGATGTTCGTGTACCCAATCCGAAATACTCTTGACGTTGGTACGCAGATCAAATGTAACCTGTATAAAATGCGGCGGACAATATTCCATCTGCCTTAGGCCAAAGACAGACAACGGATTAACCTCACCGTATTTTAGCATAACATCTTACTCGTAGATTCTAATATTGAGTTCTTGATTTTCACCAATTGCAGGAACTACAACACGGCTCTTAAGTTGTTCTTCTGCGGCTTCTCGGAAGCTGGTCACCAGGTGAAACTGCTTGGTGATTTCCGCAATCTCTACCGAGCGTGACAAGTCATCAAGAGCTTGTTCTCGGGCCAAAAGGCGCACTTGAAGATCATCGATGATTTTACGAGCTTCGGTGATTTTTTTAACTTCTTTGGGATTGATTGGTTCCATAATTAAATCCATTTTAAACAAAACAATGATAGTGCTTGATCATCTATTAGGTAGATAAAACAAGGTCCATCTAAGGAGTTTCCAGTAACGTGCCAAGCCCATTGCGAATTGAAATGATAGGCCACCTGTGAATCTCGCTCACAGCCCGCCCCCCAAGTTTCCCAACACCAAGTACGGATCTTATTGAACTCTTCAATCCTGTATTGTTGGTGTCCTGCAATTTCTGCACGATGTTTAAAGTGCTGGTGTCCTGCAAAACGTTTATCTAAGCCTTGCAAGAAAATCATTTCTTGCCCTTGGCAGCTTCTTCATAATGGGCCCAAATGCCAAACTCGGGCGTAGCTTCTGGGTTGCTTTTGATAACCCAAACGGTATCGCAGTAGTCTTGCACTTGCTCTGGGCTCCAACCAAAGAAGCAAAAGTCTGTAAACATAATCAACTTCTTGGGCTCAATGTCGTTTTCTTTAAGGTATTCCCAAACGCAATGAGGGTCAGTACCGCCGCCGCCACCGGGCTCGTAACTAGTAATATCCTCTGCAGAGTCCGGGCTGTAGTCTGCAGGATTGTAGACTTCAGTGTCCCAAGTAATAATATGCACCTTGTAGTCATCATACATATCCATAATACCTTTGACCTCGCTTAGGAACAGCTTAAGGTCATCGTTGCTAATGGAGCCTGAAGTGTCAATGGCCACGCAAATATCGATGGTCTGTGCATTCTTCATTCCAGGCAAGATAGCATCCATATGCCAGCCTCGACGGCTAGGACGGGTCCAGCTATAGTCGTTCTTAATAATGCTTTGGATCTGTTGTTGCAACAGCTCTCTCCAATTAACCACAGGAGCTGTCAAATCCTTGATCATTCTTTTAATGTTGCCAGGCACGTTGCCTGCACCTGCGGCCTCGGCTGCCGCTAATACAGCTTCTTTAATCTCGTCTCGGATAGCTTTCTTTTCTTCTTTGCTCAAACGTGGTCGGCCATTGTTGCCTTCTTTGTTGCCATTGCCATCGTTGTCGCCATCGTCGTCACCTTCTTCATCGCCATCAAGGTGCTCGTCGAGCACTTGCTCCAAAAGCTTCTGGACGTCAATTTTACTTGCGTTCTTGTACAGGTCGTCGTAGACTTCCTCGGCACTCCAACCTTGGTACTTGTTATTGTACAGGATTGGCACTTTGGTAATCTTGTCACCAATCTTGTGCTCAATTAAGTCTGCGTTGACACAATAGTCGTCGGCAATGTTCCACAGGCGGGGCTCACGGTCGCCTCGACGTCCCATATGGTCATAGACCACGTGCAGGACTTCGTGTCCAAACAAGAACTCGCACTCTTTAAGACTTAGGCGGTTAATGAATTCGCTATTGTAAAAGAAGTGACGGCCTTCTGTAGCCGCAGTAGGGCACCAGGCGTCGGCGTTTTGTATAATAAGGCGGGTGGCCAAGTTACCAAAGAAAGGAGCCTTGAGCAAGAGTCCAACACGAGCGGTGATCAATTTTTCTCGTGCCGCGATGTCCACGCGAGGATTTGTTACTGTGACAACTTTGCTTTTTTCTGATAAAGTACTATCGCTCATATCTGCTCCTTAGTAATGTATATATTATAGCATAAAAAAATAACCCGGACAAGAGCCGGGCTATTCATTTTACTTGGCACTTGCGGCTACGATGTACTTACCAAAACGCTGATGGAACTCGTTAAAGTTCTTGAGCTTGCCTGGCACAAAGGGCAGGTTGTAAGTAGTCAACGCAACACGGATACCCATTACCACAAGCTCTGTGGTAAAATTGTCCATAACGTAGCGCAGGAAGTTGTCGCTTTGGGTGTACCAGTCTGACAGACCTTTGGTGTCCTTGCCATCCTTGGCAACCTTGGTGTAGTTGTCTTGGAGCTCGTAGCACAGGCTAATAGTCAAAGAGTACATAGCAGAGATCTCTTTAGTCTTAAGATCTTTAACTTTGCCTGACAGGATGTCTGTAGGGTTGGGCATATTGCCCGACACTTTGCGGTGAGCCATAAACTTAACAGCAAGGCCTTCACCAATGGTACCTGCAATAAGGTCCATATTAGTAGAGTCGTCGCCATCTTCCAACAGCTCAGACACAAAGGTCCAAGAGCGCGGTGTGGCAAAACTACGACCCGAGCTACGGGGGTCAAAGTCGTACAGGTCCTGCTTGGCAAAGCTAATGTAACCTACCACGTCTTTGTGGATACGGTTCTTAACTGCCCAGGTCTGCCAGGCTTCAAAGTCCGAACGCATTTCCAAGTGGATAAAGCGGTTAGCCAGTGGGCTGGGCATACGATAAGAAATACCCTTGTCGCTTTCTCTGTTACCTGCGGCAACGACAACAACGTTGTCTGGAAGTGTGTATTTTCCAACACGACGATTCAAAATAAGTTGATAGGCACTGCCTTGCACTGCCGGTGCGGCCTGGTTCATCTCGTCCAGGAACAAGACAATAATAGGATACTGCTCAGACATTTCTGCGTCGGGCAGTTCAATTGGAGGAGCCCAATCCATTTTGCCGTTGTCTTTATTGTAGAATGGGATGCCACGTAAATCTGTGGGTTCCATCTGACCTAAGCGTAGATCGATTGTAATGCCGCCTAGCTCTTCTGCAATTTCTGCAACAAGTTCGGACTTGCCAATGCCGGGAGGACCCCAGAGGAATAAGGGGCGTTGCTTTTTAAACGCACGAAGAATTGAACGACGGGCCTCAACAGAGGTTACTGTACGGGCTTCACTAACACTTGCACTTGCTGTCTTTGCCATTGTTGGCTCCTTTGTTAAACAATACTTCTATTATACGAGAAAACAATACCCCACACAACCGTCGGGGTATTGTTGTTGCTATTATGCAACGTCTTCTGTCTGTGCGGCCAACGCTTCGTCGAGACGCACAAGGCCACACTTGACCAAGCCCTCAACATCGTACACCGAGCCGGCGTACCACACACCGTCCTTCATAATATAGTAGTACTCGGCAAAGCACAAGTCTACCTGTTCCAAGAACTCTGCGAATGTGTGGGCTACCTTGAACTCCGTGTCAGTCTCGCCGCGATCACGACCGTAGAAAGTAGAGTAGCCTGCTTCCTGTGCCGCTTCGTGCGAAGCTTTGGCTTCTGCTTCAAGGCGATCGTTTTCTTCGTCGCTTAATTCCGAGCTCCGTACAGTGAACTGGCTAAAGGCGTGCTTCTCACCAATGTTGGGACGCAGGCTGGACAGATCGCCAAGTGCTACTAGGTTGTTGGCTTTGGCACTGTTATAGTGCTCTTGCAGAATGGCGCCATTGTACGACAGATAGCCGTCCCAGTGGCAGTAAACACTTTTAACAGTGTCGCCGTGCATAACCCCGATGCGTGAACGTGTACCCATTTGCTAACTCCTTTTTGCTTACTATGCTAGTATTATAACACACTTCGAATTTTTGGGCAACCGTTTTTTAATCGGCGCCAAAAGTTGTTGCTAAAAACTCACGGCATTGTGCTTCTGTGCGTTTAGTCACTACAACCTTGCCGCCCATAAAGCCCACGAACAGATTGCGGTGTTCCACAAACTTGATCTCGCCATCTGCACCGGTATGCTTCTGACGCACAGGTGCTTTCTTGGCTACTACTTTTTTAGTAGTTTTTGCAGGAGCCTCTGCAGGCAGTTTTGGTTCTGTTTTGGCAACGGCACCGGTTAAGGGTGTATGCTTAAAACCGTGTTTGGCATCGTAGTTGGCCAGCTGGCGCTCGGTCATACCCCAAGTGTCCAAAAGACGCTTGACTTCTGTGCCGGGCAGTTGGTGCCAGTTAATACAAGTATCAGTCCAGTTTTTCATTGCTACTCCTTTTTGCTTACTATGCTAGTATTATAACACAATTCGAACTTTTGGTCAACCGGGGTATTTTGGATACTTTGGACGCTTGGGGCAGAAAGGGCAATCGGCATCCTTGCAAACACCTTCCAACCAGGCGTTGCAAGGATCACAATAATTGCTGTCAAATTCGACATTATAACTGCGATAAGTGCCACAATGAAAACATCCAATATCCTCCTTAGGGTCAAACTGTAGCTTGACCTTGGGATTGGCTTTGCGACGACTAAGATTTGGATTGCGGTCGTGCGCCTCTGCTTTCATTGTTGTGAGATACCCTCTACTATTTTCCCAACCATTCATAGTTTTTCTCCCTTTTAATTTGTAATACAATTATTGTAACATCTTTCGGGCTTTTGGTCAACGAATACCAAAGTAAATTTTAGGGTTATACCAAAGTAAATTTCTTGTGGTTTTTACGCAACACAAAGAAAAACCCGCCATTTTGACGGGTTTTTGGTGTTGTTTTTACGCAACTGTTACTAAAGTATTACTCTTAGACTATGCCAAAAAATGCGTAGTGCTGTGGCAAATCCCAAGTGTTTGGATCCACTATAGGTTGCCCGTTGTAGGTCTCAAATTTGCTATTAAGTACAGAGTACCTTTTAAAGAAACGCCAATTGTCTGGACTGGTCTTAGACAATCCATTATCTTGCAAAACTTTGTCACTGTGTTTCTTAATAAGGCAGGTTGGTGTATTTAATGCTTGGTTGATGGTCAGGCGCCCCTCAATTAACATATCCCGAACACTGCTAGCCGGAATTACGTGTTCAAAAATACTTTCACCTTTACGCACTCCTACCTCTATATAATGACTTTTAATTTTACCCCTAATAGAGTAATCGTGGTAGCGACGGATATGGTGGTCAATGCTGTCTCGCAATAACCTAGCCCGCATATCTTCTTCGAAGACTGTGCCACGATAGATTTCTAGTAGACGTTCTAGTTCCTCTGTAGTAAATGCAAGACACTGGCGGTATGCTTTGTCATTGCGTTTAACACCTTTGTTACGCTCGGGCTTTCTATAGCCCTCAACAAGTTCTTGAAAGGTTGACATTTTAGTACAAATCTTTCTTGGCTGGTTGGAAGGCAGTGTCAATACGCAAGGTGGGCTTACGACCAGTCCAAGTCTTGTTCAATTGATACCACAAAAAGGTACCACCGTTGCGCCAGTTCTTAGTAAAACTAATACGTGTCGGTGCCTGTACTGCACCGGCCCAATACTTGGTATGCCAGGACTTATAAGCATCGCGCACTTTGTCCCAAAATGCACTAGCTTCGTGGAAGTCAGCACCAAACAGACTGTGCAAGTGATTACCCAAGTCCACTACTTCCTCGTCAGTATAGTCAATGCCGTCTTTCTTGGCCATATCAAACCAAGCACACATAATCTCAATCTCCTGACTAGCAATAGGACGAGCCACTGGAAAGGTAGTAGTGTACAAGGCAAACTTACGGATAATATCAGAGCTATAGTGATTGAGCTCTTGCATACGACCAATGGCGCCGGGCATATGAGTATCACCAAACTTGTCGGCTGTGACAAACAAATCTGCTTGTTCTAGGTATTGTTGTTTGAGCTCTGCATCTACCCACGCCGGATTGGTGTTACCATCAATACGAACTCCGTAGATCATCTGCATCCAAAGATCAATTAAGTCCAACAACTTCTTGCCAACATCGCTGTTTCCGCTGACAAAGTTTTCACGGATGTCTGCTTTCTTGCTTACTTTGTAAATGTTGACAGGGACCATTACGTCTTTGGGGTCTTGACCCAGGATTAATACTGCAATAACATAAAATGCCGCGGCAGTGTTCTGACCGTCCCAACTTGCATACAGTCCTCTTTTTCCTGTAGGGTAGTATTTAAAGTCTGAACTGTTACCAGTTACCTGATACACTTGTATAGGCATTGCCTGTACGTCACGAAAGTTGCTGACAATGTAAAAAACCCAATAGAGAATTAACATACGTTGGATTGTGGTATCAATCAAGATGTCACTGAGTGGCATTTGAATAGATTCGACAATGTCTAGATCGGAGAACTTTTTAACATTGGGATAGCGTTTCTTGAAGTCGTTGATAGCTTTTTGTAGCTGACTTCTCATACCGACTTGTTTCATAAGTGGCAATCCACTTATGGCCTGGTTAAATCGATCTTTAATGTCTACAAAGATCGAATCGGTTTGCGAGTACCGAGAGTTTATCTGCGAAGCGCAAGAGGGTGCAGGTGCTTGTTTGAGCGCAAGATTTGATTTTGCCATAATATGGCCTCCTAATTGTACTTGGCAAAGTTTTTAATATACAGTGCCAATATGGTAAAAAGTAGTAGACAGAATTGTCTACTACAGGGCTAAGTGTACAGGAGGTACACTAATCTGTCAACCTAGGTGATGCGAATGTTGTTTTTTTGCATCCTGTCGCTATACAGGCAACGGCCACGCTTTCGCACCAATTCGGCCATACCCTGGGGATCGCTTTCAAAAGATGCTTTGATATCTTCTTGGCCAACATTGGCATCAACGTCAATGGCATAAATTTCATAATGTCTTTGCGAATTAAATTTAGCCCTGAGCATAATCATATTGGCAATCTGATTAGGATTAGATTTGTTGTCTACGCCACGTAAGATATCAAAGGTTTTTTGACGATCCATATCAGAAATGTTAATACAGGCTTCAAGTCCGTGCATATCCCAACTAAGTAGATATGTTTCGACATCGTAGTTTACTTCACTTTTTTTCATAAAGATATCCAACTGTTTTTTGCTCGATTATAAAACTTGTGGCGACCAATTTGCACAATATAATGATTCTGATCTACCCACTTAGGATCTTTAATATAATCTGCGTGATAGAATAAACTGCGCTCTAGGCCAGAAACTCTCCAACCATTGACAGCACGTTGAGCAATGGTTTCGCACTCTTGCCATAGTTTGGCATTGGGCTTGGGTAAGGTCTTCATTCTAGTCCAGCTAAACTGTGATTTAGAATAAACTACTGCACAGATACTGTTACCCCAATATCCATTGGATACTCTGTTAAGGGTAATATTTGCCACAGCATACTTGCCTGCGGCAGATTCGACGCCAGCCTCATAATAGATATTACGAGTCAGACATTCTATGTCTTTTTTACTGGCCTGTATCTTAGTTTCTCTATGCACCAAATCGCCAATTTGGTCAATTTGGTTTTGCATTTGATCCAAGCAGCTGGCAATACGGTCAAGGTAGTTAACAATGTAGCCAAGACCGGAGACCACCGCCACGGCTGTGGCAGTCAATACAACGTTTTGTACTTTCATTACCGTGCGATTTTAAACAGTTTACCGGCCGTAGACGCTGGCTTTCCCTTAGATTTTGGTTTCGTGTCAGCAGGGAACTCTTGATTTAAATAATGCTCGATTAGCGATTGGGAAGTCATTGACTTGACACTAACGTCGTTGAAAGCGTAGAACAATACAGGGCACTTGCCCCAGGTGCCATTGCGATAAAACTCTGCAACGTATCGACGGTGCTCTGCATTTTTAGGATTAAAAATCACAGTGGGTCGACGATTCACATCAAGTAAGGTTTGGCTCAATTTAAAACTCCTGGTTGGTTGAAAATTAATTATACACTAAATTACCGCGGTGGGCTTTTTTCTTGTACATTAGTTGATTAAGAGACTCAAGTATTTGATTGACTGGAACGCTGTGGTGCTTATAGCCATCCATAACACATTCTTTATAATGGTCCGAGGGAAGGTCGTCTTTAACTCCGGGATTCATATAATACACTTCTGCTTCAACTAGCTGGCCCTGGTGTTCCACTGACACTGTGCAACTGTTATAAAAATTTGGATAACCCTCTAGTCTGTCCAGTGCTACGAGACAGTCTTCGGTGATATCCCATAGCACCCCATCAACCACAGATCCCGGTTCTTCGACAACATCGGCACACCCAGCAAATCGAAAACGCCAATTGGGTAGCTTGGCTAATCCAAGACAAACGGCCTTAGGACAGCGACTGGCCATTTCGTCTCTATTGGTGTTCATACCATATGCAAAATACAACATTACTGATGGGCCTCTAAATTAGTTAAGTAAGTTTCAAGATCGTTACCGTGCAATTGTAACATAATTGCGGTGACTTCGTCAAATATAACCACATTCTTAATGTGGGCAATATAATACGGGTAATGTATGTGGCGTTCTAACAATAGTAGTACTTTGGGTGTAATACTTTTTGGCAGTGTAAACTTGTAATTGCTCAGTTTCAACTTTTCGGATAAGAACTTGTACCCGGGCTTGGTTAGCCGCATACTCAAGTGGTTTGAAGGATTAAAGAATATTGACAGTCTGGCATCACCGCCCCAGACATCAAACGGAAGTTCGGCACCTTGTTGCCTAAGTAACGCGATCCATTCTTCCTGATTAAGGGTAGATTTGATCACCGGCTTTAAGCAAGACTACAGTAAATTTCTCACTCTTGTACAGACTGTTTAATTTCTTGGCCAAGTTGATTGCGTGTCCGGGATTACTAAAGGAGACCTTTTTGTATTTTGGTCCGGGGTACGAGACAAGAATGTTGCTAGTTTTAAGATTTATGGGCTTGTTATCATAGAACACAGCCCAGATGCCTTCACTGTTTAAAACTTGGTCACATTTGTACGTAGTCTTATTAAGATGTTCTAAAATAACAGTTGGCTTTGGTCTTGACATAATATGCTCTCTCGATACATTTATTTATCACAATTTTATGCGTACTTAACTACTTTTGTCTTAGGCCAACCCAACTAATTTAGTAAGAGCCTCGGTTTCTGATTTGTAGGGTCCAAAATATGGATATCTATTTATTGTTATGCTTTTAGGGCAGAACTGGTTCTCCCAGTGATCATCTATTTTAACTACATAGTAACCAGCACAATAAAAGCTCTTACTTTTTGCGGCTTTGGTATAGAAAGGCAGTTTACGCCGTACATCGTAGAGCTCGTTGAACGGGGTACAATCCACTGGAAAATCGTAGATATTGTTGCTGTTATCTACAATTTTTTTGTCTTTTCCGCCTTTGTTTACACGGATATTATACTTGGTGCTCAGTAGTTTAAAATTAACAAATTTTTCTCTGGCAGAACCTTTGACTAGAAAGACTCCGTCGGGCGATGCTTGGATGGTGGCAACTTTTTGACCACCATCCTCAACAATCCAAAATTTATTCTTGATAATTGGTTTAGCTTCTAGCATCATTTCTTATTCTTTCGTTGTTTAATTATTTTGATACCTTTGTATAAAGGCCAGTCTTTAAGTACAGAATCTTTATGTCCTGTAGCGATACAAAATTTTTGAAAATCGCTTTCCTCTAGTAGGATAGTGTCAATGGGAATTTCTCTAGCACCAGCGGTTCTAATTTCCAATTCTAGTCTAGACAATATTTCTTTTTGATCAATCATTGTGCTTTTAAAATATCAAAGGTTAATTCATAGTTGTACATATAAGCCACTGGTTTGAGCCAACCTGCATTGATTGCAGTGACAAAGATGCTTTTGTATTCAGCAGGACAGTTATTGCCGATTTCAAATCCAGCACGACAAAACTGAGTCAATCCATCAGTAATCACAAAGTTAGGATCGCCTGGTTTAATGGCAATAACGTTACTCTGGTGCTGAGTAAAAGACATATCACTCTTCCCCAAAGAATTTGATAATCAAATTAAGTGCGTCAATGAGCTTGATGTTACCTGCTACATCATCAGGGTGCAGCCAATAACCATCCGGATTATTTTCTGTCCTGGGATTCTTCCGCCAGTCTTTTAATTCTTTCTTGAGATACCCACGGTACTCTTTAAGATTTAATACCGTAATACGATCTGCTACTATAGCGTCTAATTCAATTTTTTTCATACTGGGTAACTCGCACTTAAGAATTCGGCAAAACTAGTAGCATTATCGCTGATTCGATTAAGCTCGTACTTGCCGCAGAATTTAAGAAATTGTGCGCCAATCATTGGGCGGCTCAGCGGCATACTGCCATTGGCAATGGTTTCTGCAATAAGCATTTTAATGTGTTCGGGCTGTGCAGTTAAGTCGATCAATTGACGATTGCGTTGATAATCATCAAGCACTTTATGTTCTTCGCCATTGTGGTCGGTCCAACGTTGCAACATTAGATTGTTCCAAGAGAATCCACCTCGATCCATATCGGCAAATGCTTCTTCAAGGCCAACTTTGTTTTTACTGCCCTTGGTACGCACACCGGGATAAGCAGAGAAGACATTGTCACTGCTATCGCCACGCATACATTTTTCAAATAGAATAAATTTAGGATCGGGAATCTTCTTGGGCTCTTTAGTTTTCTTGTCGATAACTAGTTTACCTTTTTTGTCGAAGATTCCTTCAAGAGTGTGGAGTTCATCAGCGATTCCGTTATACTGGCGGACATTGGGTGCGAGCAATTGATAGAAGTCAGTGTCACTGCTAACGATGACGTGTTGATCCTCACGATGTGCTTGTATCCACCCTGCCACCAAGTCATCTGCTTCCAATTGCCCGTGCTGGAGTACAGTACAATTTGTGCGCTCTTGTAGGAATGACTTAAGGGCATCAAATGCTTCCCAAAAGAGGCGATCTTCTTCCGCTTCTGTTTCGGTAAGTGAGGCCCTAGCCACTGCTCGATTCTTTTTATAAGGTTCATAAAAATCCTTGCGCCAGCTACGCCCCTCTAAGCAGAAAACCACGTGGTCGGCTTTCTGTTCACGCCAGGCTTTATTAACACTGGCTAAGGTTACGTGTATGGCAAAACCTAGACGGTCCCAAGTGTCGCTTTGACGACTTGCGCTATGTCTAGCACGAAAGAAAGTATTAGCAGTGTCTACGATTAAATATTTCATAGAGTAATAATAGCATATTACCCTGGGCTTGTCAACTGATTTCTGCGCGACCGCCGCCAATATCTTTCCGAACGGTCTGTCTTGGGTTGTTGGCTTCGTACTGCTCATAGGTTTCCAAAACGACATTTCGGCAAACGTCCTGGAACCACCGGTCGACTATCTCGTTTTCGGGCTCGTTAACTTTAACTTGATATCCAGATCGGACCAACTGTGCCAGGAACTTGTCGTTCCAATCTAATTCAAATGCACCTTGTCCGATGTTCTCTGGATCGATGTCTACACTTAAGATGCCAACCCAGGGCTCGCCCTTTTCGTTGGCAATGTCTTTTGATGTTTTCTTTGTAGCCTTGGGTTCTCTGACCTTGGGTGCAGGCTCTGCTTTGACTGGCTCGGGCGTTACTTTGTCCTTGCCAAATAGTTTATTGAATAGTCCCATCACATTTCCTTACTTAACAAGATGTTGTGCCAACACCATTAAACTTAACCAAACCCAAATAGTATTAAAGCCAACTAGTGTGGGCAACAATTTTTTGTTACTAGCCCATATTAAAGTTAAACTGGTTGCCAGCGTTAAAAAGTACAACCACCAAATTTGAATACCAAATACCAATCCTGGTATAATAATTATGGCTTTAGCAACCCAGCTGGCAAATTCTACTATGTTGTAGTTGGTCCAGTATTCGCGAGTAAACCACATACTGTAGCACTCACGAATCTTTGACAATCCACTATGACTATAGACACCACCAATTAAAACTAGCCACACCAAGGTGGCTATAATAATTTGATCACTAGTCATTAAGTGCCCCAGGCGTTCTTGAACAGCGGCACCTGCAATCTGTCGCTGTAACGATAGCCTCGCTTCATTGCAAGCTCTGCGACGCGGCGATTATTAAGAGAGTATACGCTTTCAACTCCACCAACAGGCATAAGATACACAGGACCTTTAAAGCCTGCACGACGATATTCTTGTACAGCACGATCTGCATCAATAACATCCTCCTGTGTGGCTACTACTAATTTTAAGTAAGCATAACCAACGTCTTCATAATCGCAAACAATCTCTGGACAAATGGCCTCTTCCCACTTCTCACCACTGCAAGGCAGTTTAGCACTGACACTGAAAGTGATTTCTCTACCTGGTTGCTCAGCAAGCCAAATACGCAAGTAGTTTTTAAAATTACCGCTTAATTTTTGAGTGCCATTGGTTTCAAATGTAATTTCAGTTAATGGTGTCATACAGGGCTGGTCTAGTAGATCAGGATAAGCACGTTGCCAACCCAGTAATGGCTCTCCGCCTGTGATAACAAGATGTTCTTTTTTCCACTCTCCGTATGGAAGCGTCTTAACAATATCTTTGGCAAGACCTTCTACAGCAACCATTGGGCTAAGATCCTTAAACATTGGATCCCAGCTGGCGTAACTATCACATCCAGTTTTAACCAACGGAAGTTCGTTATAGTTGTTAAACATATGAACAACCTGGGAGATTTCTTCTCGCTCTGTGCTCAACTCACCTCTGGGCATACCAAATCCACCACAGGTAAAGTTGCAACCAAATGTGCGTAAGAACACACTAGGAACACCCATATAGCGTCCTTCACCTTGAATGCTGTAGAACAGCTCTGCTACTTTGAGTTTACTCATACTTGAATTTCGCTTTCAAAAATATTAGACCATTGTTTAAGTTTTGCAATTTTATTATTCGATGCAGTGAGTACTTCATCTTTGTCAACTAGGTTATGGTCAATACACAGGTTGATCATTGCCTGTAAGTCGCCTAGTTCTTCTGCCAAGTGTTGTCTGTTAGTCAACGGTTTACCTGGCTTAAAGTTGTCTAGGCCAAATCGACTAATTTTACTAACAGCAACAATTACCTCTGCACACTCTTCTTGTGTAATGTCAAGGATTTCTTTTTCTTTTGAATTCATATTAGCTTCCGCAATCTATACGCCAGGGGCAAGTTGATAACATTTGTGTACTACAGTCATCCTCACCAAAACAACTAGGTTGGTGTGTACGCTTTAATCTAATTACTGTATGTATCCGGCGCCGTTCTTCGCTATCACCAAACCCTGTATTACAGAGCTTGGCTTCTTCGTTTAATAGATCTTGTAGATTAGGCAAACAAGTCCTCGTTCCATTCGCGATGGCCTTCGCGGAAAGCCATATTGGACTGTGTCTCTCTGACTTCTACACGATAGCACCACAAACGCTTGGCTTCACCCTCGCCCCACATCTCGGGAATGTAAACTCCATTGACATACTTGTAGAGCATATCACTAAGACCTTCACAACCTAGTTTAGGCAGTACTACAATCTTGGCCATATTCTTTTCTTGTAGCAGTTGGAATGTGGGCATATCAGGATCATCTGCGGCTACAATCAGCGTGTGATCAAATTGATCTTCTAGGATCTTTTTAAGTTCTTTTAGGCCACCGTAGTCCGCGGCCCAGTTACGAACGTCTAGGTCGTTGGTACCAAAGTAAAACTTCATTGAGAAGCTGTACCCGTGAATTAGGTTGCAATGACTGTCAGCTCGCCACTGACGATACGCACAAGGAAAAGCATCGTGATACTCTTTGGTGCTGGTATATTTGTAACTGACTGGACCCACGTAAGGAAGGTTGTCTTCTAAGTGTCTGATTAAATCAGCTGTTGATGATTTTGCCATTATTTTCTCCTATGTTAATTATAGCATAGGCAGCAGAATTTGTATAGCGGGTTGATGCTCGGAGGCCGCTTTGACATCTATTTAGTATTGTTTTTCAAGTTGATCCAAATGTTCTTGAAAATTATGCTGTTCAATATCATCTAAAAATTTAATCAAGAACATACTGGCCGCACTGGCATCAGCGCCATCAAAGTGCAACCTGGTTCCACCGGTCCCGTCCTGTCTATGATAACAGAACTTGCCCTTACCATAACGAACACGATGTTTTACGTGTTCGCGTCCTCGATTATCCCAGACCGTGTCTTTGAACACTTCTCCGCCAACTAGCCTATACCATTCAATCATTTCTTCAGTTAGACTGCGGACTTCAATGTGTATTGGGTAGTGTACTTTACAGCCTGGCGGAAGTGGAATCATTTTACGGCTCTCTCGGTAAGGTATTGTTCGTTTTGAATCCATTTGTTTTTAACTAGGAATCCCCATTCGCGTTGTTGAGGACCAGGCATAAACAATGTCCAACATTCTATACTAGGATCTAATTCAATGCGATGGTAACTAGTTGCTTCGCATATTCTAAAACTGCCCGGACCTCTCCATTTTGCAATCTCTCCAATCTTTAATCCTTGATCATTAAATTGCGGAATCCATTCCCAATATCCGCCTTTTAGGATAATAGTAGCATAAGGCCAAGGATGGTCGTGGACATCATCGGGATCTGATTTAAGAAACCTATGAAGAAATATGTTAAATGGAAACCAAGTTCTATCTTTAAGAAAGAGATAATACCGCTCAAGGTAAGGCTCATTGTTTATCCTATCCATTACAATACGTTTACGACCCAGGCTGTCAAGCCAATTTAAGAATGCTTTTTTCATTCAGTACTCTTTAGTAAATGAAAGCTAATTAGTTTTCCTAGTTCTCGATCAAAGTTCTTCTTATTATCAGGAATGACATAGTAACTAGGACGATGATGATTCTCTGTTTTAATGGCAATAATGTATCCACCGGTAGCTTTAGTAACACCAATGGTGTAATTGGGTGCTATATCATTGCCGCCTAATGAAATAGTGTCAATGCTCATAGGTCCGAGACTGTACGAGCCCGATGAACCAGTGATACCAATTGTGCTCATATTGATCATACTCATATTAATCCTTTTTGTCGCCGGTTAGGTTTAACAGACTTAGGAAAATGTTAATAAAGTCCAGGTACAGTGTAATTGCACCCATAATCTCTGCACCATCGTCTGCATTACTGTCGTATAACATTTCGCGTATTTGCTGAGTGTCATAGGCGGTCAATCCCAAGAAGATAACAATGGCCACAGCACTGATCACCATTTGCATTACGCTACTGCCAATAAAGATGTTAATAACGCTGGCAATGATGATGGCAACGAGCCCAATGAACATAAACTTTCCAAGGCTGTCAAGGCTACGTTTAGTAAAGTAGCCATAGACGCTCATAATACCAAATAGGATACCGGCACCCATAAATGCACTAACAATACTGCCCATTGTGTATAGTGCAAAGATTGTGGCAAAACTTAACCCCATCAATCCTGCAAATGCGTGTAAGGTTAACACCTTGCCACCTTTAGAAATTCCCGAACTAAGCAAGTACGGAACAGCAAAAATAAACGCCAGTGGTGCAAGAATCACAATCCATTTTGTCCAGCCGGTAAAGAATAATTGCAGTAGAGCAGGACTGGTGCCCACTAGGTAACTAACAATCATACTGTTAATTACAGCGGCCGCCATATGTCCGTATACACGGCCCATTGCTTGATTGATCTGATCTGCAGATCGGTATGTGATAGTGTCAATTGTATCTGTAAACATTGTATCTCCTTATCTTGGTGCAAAATCTTGTTGCAGTTTAATGTTATCAAAAAACTCTTTCTTTGTACTTTGGTCTGTGTTGAACGCACCTTTAAGTACAGTAGTCTGAGTCAGCGAACTATGTGCCATAATGCCACGATTCTCACAGCATCCGTGTACTGCTTGAACATAAACGCCTACGTCTCGAGCATCTGTGGCCTTCATAATTTCTCGAGCTATATCATTACACAATTCTTCCTGGAGGGTACCTCGACGAGCACACCATTGTGCAATACGTGTATATTTGGAAAGTCCTATGAGCTTCTCAGCCGCGATAATACCAATATAAGCAACCCCAGTAACGGGTTGATGATGATGACTACACATACTGCGAAGTTCACTACGAACCACAAGCATACCTTCATACCTATCTGTAGTATCGTTTGGAAACGCTGTTGCATCCGGCCTTGGTTCATATCTGCCTGCCATTATTTCATTAAAGTACATTTTAGCCAGTCGGCGTGCTGTGCCTTTTGAATTGGGATCGTTTTTGCGATCAATTAATAGTGCATCTAGTACACCTTCGAATGCTTCTGCGGCTTCGTTGATAAGTTTTTCTTTATCGCCGTCCCACAGGTACTCACTGATGTTGTCTCCGGCCCAAAATCTTTTGCCGTCACGTGTCATTTTAGCGCGAATATACCCGCCTAGATAGCCTTCTTCATATCCACCATCGCCTGCCATTGCGTCCAGGCCTGTTTCTTTATTTGTCAATTGTATGTTTCTCCGAGTTATTGTCGAGGATGACAGCTTATTGTAATGTATTTAGAATCTTTAGTCAACTAGTAATGGAAGGTTTTTTTGCCAATTCCACGTTGTATTAACTATATTTCTAATGTCACTATTTCTAGGCCGCCATTGTGTTTCACTTTGGAATAGATCGCTATTGGCAACCAAAATGTCTGGATCTCCAATGCGTCTATCTTTAACTTCATAGTTGATCTTCTCTCCAACTACTTCTTCACAGGTTTGCATAATGGTCTGGTTACTGTGACCGTGTCCTGTGCCTAAATTGTATGCACCGAATTGCCCTGGCTCAAATCGATCTGCTAAACATACTGCCTCTAGGTGTGCGTGGGCAATGTCAATTACGTGTAGATAGTCTCGTATGCAGGTACCGTCGGGCGTGTTGTAGTCGTTGCCATATAAATGAAAATTTCTTTTATTTTGGTAAGCACTTAACACCCTAGGGATCATATGAGTGTCATCGACTACGTGCCCTAAAATACCATCAGGGTCGCATCCACAGGCATTAAAATATCGTAGTGCAATACCTTTGAATCCGTGTGCGCTACAATGACCTTGAATAATCTTTTCACAAAACAGTTTACTCCAACCGTAAGGGCTGATTGGATTTTGTGTGCTAGATTCTGTGATGTTATCAGCATCAGCTGGAATGCCATATGTAGCGGCACTGCTACTAAAAATGATTTTGCCAGACCACCCGCCTAGGTTGTGCAGATCTTCTAGCATTGAGTTGGTCTTGCCACTGTTGTTGTCGTAGTAAGTGTATGGGTCGCTAAGACTTGGTCCAACCAGACTAGTGCCGGCGCAGTGAATAATAGCGTCGGGTTGGTGTATATTTGCCGCTCCAACAGTTATACCATCAACAAAGTCATTGACTAACAGCTCATCTAGATAATAAGCAGACTGCAAAACTGTTTGACTTTTGTCAATGCCAACAACATAGTATCCAGCATCCTTAAAGACCTTGGCAGTATGCCCGCCAATGAATCCCATTGCACCAGTGATGATCACAGTCTTATTCATTTTTGCTTTTTTCTTTTGGGCTTTTCAACGGGTTGGATAGCAACACTGGCAATGGCTTCTCTTACATCACGTAGCAATGCTTCATCATCCCACTCTAGTTTAGTAGTTCCATCAGAAAAAGTAGTAACTGTCAAGTGACTACCTTTAACCACGCCACTGGGATCTTGTTCTTTCTTTTTACGTGTTGCCATTTTAATTCCTTTTAATATTTAGATTCACTAGTGTGTTTACGATAATCTGTGCCCATACGCAACCATTGTGCGCCTTTATCTTCCATAATGTCAATGATGCGATCTATGGTGCCATCGTTATAGTTACTGATCTCGCCTAACCTTGGATGTGGTGCTTCTAACAATGTATCCAATTTGTTCAACGCATCCTCTATGCTCCAGGGCACATAGAGCCTTGTATGGTCATTTGAAAAAGTCTCAGGAAAAGACCTATAAGCAGGGTATAGAACATTACATCCCAAAGCATCCGCTTCACTGACAGTGTTTGAAACCCAGTCTTGTAAAGCACAATTAAACACGACACGGCTATCGTTAACAATGTTATAGTAGTCATTCTTTTCCAAATCCTCGTGTAACTTTAATCGGCCCACTGCCTGCATACTACGAGTACGTTGCATATAACTGTCGTTGTTAGACTTTAGCTTTGCACCACTGCACACAGCAAACTCTACTGTGCTAACAGGATTACGTTCGAAGTAAGCATCTATTAGATCCATATAGAAGTCTGGTTGCTTCTCTTGGTCCCAACGTGCGCTAAACACCACACGCTTCTTACGTTCACTAAATGGTTTAATAATAGGCACACGACTTTGTACCTCTGCCTTGCCAAATGCAAGACCTGAAATATTGTAGATAGGAGCCTTCCAACCTGCAATCTTCATATGCGCCACCATTTCCTCATTGGTGGCCAGTACGCCAGTGGCAAAGCTATCAACCATCTTTTCGTAAAGACTCATCCACTCACTCATACCCCATACGTGTACAAAATCGTCCGGGTCAATGGTCTGTGCTAGACAACGTACAAAGATCTGTGGCCTTAGGTGTGTGGGAGTTTGATCCATAATGTATGGCAAACTTTCGATGCCTGGTTGGAACATATCCTCAAAGTAGACTACATCGCTGGCAGTTACTTCTCCGGCCTTCATCATACGCACCAGGTTCATAAGCTGGCTCATACCAAAGTATGTGCGTCCGTGTGCATCTAACACTTGCCCTGTGACAATAGCTTGATCGTTGCTGAGTGTTTCGCCTGGGACAATAACATAGTCAATGCCTCTACGTTCAAACACTGCACGATTCCACTCTTGTAACTGTAGTGTATATCTTGCCTTGTAGGGCTCTAGGCCCATATAAAATAGTTTTCTCATTTTAAACTGTCTTAATAGAATTCAGTATGCGCTTGGCAGTTTCGGCGTCTAATGTTGGAATTGGAGCAACCTTTAATTGCTCTTGATGCCAACTGTAGCTGTCGTTGTGCCACCCCTTGGCGGAATCGTACTTTATTGATTTATCACTGTAGGCTAACCTGTCCAGTGACTCTTCGAGTTTACGTGTACGACGATTTAAATGGTTGACATCATCAACTAACCTTCGCAAGGGCCCTTTTGATGCGCCTTCGGCAAATTTGTCGGGTTCGGGTTTAGTTAAGATAACCACCATCAATAGACTGCGTAGTGCATCAACAATTCTAGGATCATTGCTAGTTAATGCTGTATCAAACATATCAATGAATCGATCCAAGTCAAAATCTGACTGATCCTTGACCCGTAACCCACTCATTACGCTCTCCTAGTTTGGCGGATAATATAGCCCCAGTTGTCACGTGGCCACTTGCCACGCTTAGTACGGGCCAAGTCGCCCCAGGGACCACGATCGTTGTATAGATCGGCTTCGTTAAAGGGGTAACCCTGTTTAACACAAAACTCTTTGTACTCTTCCAAGTCCTCGAGGATACGATTAACTTCTGGCTTCATACGCAGATATTTTTTGAGCCAATTTGGTTGTGCCATTTTTTATTCCTTAGATAGCAATGGATTGATACGGGCGAGAAACTTCATATTCGATGAGGCAGCCGTTCTCACCATCTTCGGCTACCTCAATCCACACTGCACGACCGGGATACCGATCAGCAATTTGTAGATACAGGTCATCGGCGATCATCTCGCAGGATTTAAAATCTAACGACAAAACACCTTGTGCGCTACTATACAGTTGTTCAAGCCACCGTTTGAATTGAATAAACTCCACATCTCTGTCGTTGTGGAAAACGTCAATCCAAACCCTGAAATGAAAAATATGGCGATGAGGATAGCCAAGAAACGATACATCATAATTATCTCCGGTTGCTAGTGCTGGGTCGGTTGCGGCAGCAGGGTATTTGTGGATTCCTTCTTTGCGGAATGTGATCCAGATTTTACGTTTTGCATCCTGTTTGATTCTATCAACAGTTGCTCTTTGTTCTTGAGTTAGTGCCACGCTTTTAGCCTTTCTAATGTTACGATTTCTTCTAAGGTTGTACCAAAACTGCCGCCCTCGGGGATGACATACAATGTGTTATTAACACGATCGGTTTTCTCATCATAGATATGTGTTTCAATAACACTACCACCTTGTGCGGCATACAGATTAAAAGTCATTGAGTGACTTCTAATTTCGCCACTGCTCGAGACTGTCCTATTACGTCCACGTTTAGTAGCGGACAGTAGGTTACCAATGGCATTACCGTCGGACTCGTCACGCTCCAACATCCTGTTTGGGTAGCTGGACACCCACTGTAAAAGTTTGAATAGATATTTCTGTATCATTTAACTATTTGGTCTTGTGTGTATTTAGACCAGTCTGTAAAGTTGCGGCGGGCTTTTAAATCATTTAGACTATGGCACCAGACGCCGGGATTGGTGGCCTTAAAGTCTTTGTCGTCTAGCTTGATTGTAGCATTATATCCTAGTAGTTGTAAATAGGGCAATTTCACCGAAATCATTGGAATGAAGTTGTGATGCTCGCACAGGCCACCTTCAAGCAGACCTTCTACACAAGAAACATCAATGTCTAGAGTACAGAAGTATCCCTTTTCTAAAAAGTAAGTGACCATTGATTCCCAGGGCTGCCACCTACCAGAATCATTGGTATCTAATTTAGGAAAACTCATATTAGCGCCAAAGTAAATGTGCTCAATGTGTTTAGATTTATCTTCGTAAGAATTGAAGTCATCCAACCAATCTTGTATTTCGTTAAAAGGTTGTACACCAACCACAAATAGAGTTTTCTTTCCATATGCAGGTGTGTGCTCTACTTCTGTGCCAGTAAAAAATGTAACAGCATTGGTTACACCAGTTTCATAGTCTCTATTCATTTCAGCGATCGTCCTCTAAATCGACACGTTGATTTTCTTCGTATTGTTCTCTTCGAAGCCTACTAAGTTCATCCAATACTGCTAGTTTTTGTTTTTTAAGATTGTGTAATTGTGTGTCGGTAAACTTACCGGTACGTTCAAGAGTATCAACTTCGTTGTCTAGTCTTGTGTGTTCTTTTTCCAAATGTTTAATGCGTCCTTCAATCATTTATACCTCCAGTTGGTTAAGTTTATCTTCGTCTAACACAGGCTCCTCGTAGGCCACGTATTCAAACAATGCGTTAAACATAGTATTGGCATTTACAGTTTTCTTACCTTTAAAGCCACGAGTGCCTACAATTTCCATCCAATACTTACTATAGTGTTCAATGATAGCCTCTGAACTGGCACGGTCTGGTGCGGCAAAGATAGCTTCTACAATGTCTTTGAACTTTTCTCCGCCCGGCCCACTGTAGCGCATCATTGCAGGGTACTCGCCTAGGTCATATTGACGATTGGCACGTTGTACTGCTTCTAGGTGTGTCCAAACATTATGACCCATTAACAGTGCATAACTAAAACTATCCCAACTAGTCTTGCCTTCCTTGCCAATCTTATTTAGGTCGCCGGGCTTGTAGATACAAATATCTTTAAGGGTCAATTTCTTACTAATTGGGCTTTCATCAAACACAGGCCAATGACCTTCTGCAATGGTAGCAGGACCATAAGGTCTAGTGTCGGTGCTAAACTTCTTATCGTCGATGCTGGGCGCCATACGATAAGACCACTTCTCGTTGTGTGTTAAATCTATTTGGTGATAGACTTGCCCGTTCGCAGTCGCCAAAAACGGACTAGCACAATCAAAGCTAATAGTAAAAGAAGGATTGACATATTTTCTCACTGCTCGTTGAATATCGGTTAGTAGCACAGCCCACTCTAATTTGCTAGTACCCAAGAAGTGCATCCAATCGTGCAGGCCCTCTTGTAGCAAGTTGTCGTAACGTAGTGCTACCAAGCGTTTTAATACCAAGTGTACGTCACACATATTTTGGCCACCCATTGCCCAACCATCAAAGTGTGTATCTGGGTACACAGTTGGGTCGCAGAACTCTTTCATCTCTTGATACCAAGCCTCTGCACTGCCGTGGTTGTCACCTTGCAGTACATTTAGGAACTTGGCTCCGCCATTGTTCTTGCCCTTGCGGTTAGCCATAAAGTAATTGTTATTAAACTTAGTAGCATCCACAGCTTCTTCTAGTGTGGTAATCTGGCAAGCCACACTAGCTTTCTTATCGTGGATGACCCAGGTTGGAATATCTAGAATCATTCCATAGTCTGCAATACCATCTAACCATTTAAGCACAGCATCACGTTTCTTTTGTGCCTTGGGACAACCTGAATTGGCCTTCCAGTCGCCTTCCCACAGGCCCTTGGCAATTTGGAACCCACCAGAGTCGCCCAGTATAAAAGTTCCTGGCTCTCGATTACGAACCATATCTTCACTCCAGTCTTGTTTAGCAAGATCAAGATTGGCGTGTCCCCCGGAGTACAAACTCCATTTGTATGGAAATAATCCTTTAGAACTATTAAGCCAATTGAGTTGTTCCATATCAGTGATACCCTGCGGTAACCTAGTTGGGTCGACATAATTCTCGTTGCGTTGTTTGCCTATGAATGTAGCATAAAATCCGCTAATAGCAGGCAGGAACACAGCATAGTCTGATTGTTTGGCTGTTAGATTGTCTTGTTCAGTCATTTTTATTTAATAGCACCCAGGTTTTTAATTCAGGCGGTAGTTCGTTTTCGATTTCTTTACAGCGTTCTTTTAATTGAAGAATTGTGGTGTGTAAGTGCCCAGTGCTAGTCGGGCGCACACGTTCTCGAAGAATGGCTATCTCTTGTTGCAAAACTTGCCACCTAGTTAACGGATCAATCAGCATTGCCAGCTTCTTTGGTCAGTATGTCTATAATTTGGAACTGCTCGTAGGCCTGTCTAAGACCTGGGTGCCTTTCCATACGTGCCTTGAGAGCACTTTCTTCATTCATCTTATTAAACGCCCAGTCAATGGCACTTTGTGCCACGCCAGATAATCCTATACTTGGCGAAGACATATTAAGTTGCATCCAATTGTTACCATCAAATACTTCCATTTTTTGCATAGAAGTATTATAACGCATATTGCCTACGCCTTGAGCACCTGAGTACCCATTGACATAGGTACTAGCACTACTCCCGCCTATGGTAATATACGGAGAAGATGAATGGATTGAGTCTATCATTTTGTCTGTGCAGGCAGTGTGTAGTTCCAAATAGCAATACCGCTGTTAACAGTAATCTGTGCGGCACCTTCATCACTGATACGCAACATTTTGTCACCGGGCAAGTTTAAGATGCTGATAACAACACCAACTGGCCAAGCCCAGGCCTTGCTCAAACTGCCACTAACGCCATTGGCAAACACAAAGTTACCTGCGTGACTACTATGGTCACCAAAGTAAAACTCTAGATCGCCTTTGTTAGTTTTGGCGATAAAAGTAGTTTCTTCACTGTTAGCACTGGCTTGGAACTTCAAACGTTGAATGCCAAGATTGGTTGGCTCAACTTCTACACCCCACTTGACGCCCTTGAACTTTACAGTTTTAAGTTTGTCATTGATAATTTCTGCAGTCATAAAACGATAGTCGTTTTTAAAGTCGCCAGTTTTGTTTTCAAAGTGGATGCCAACTGGAACATCCTCTCCATTACGATTCTGTTTAAGAATATCTGTCTTAGCGCCTTCTTTGTATTCGCTAATGTTAAGCACTGTATTGAGCTTGCCCAAGTTAGGCATACCAAAGGTGCCCATAAAGTCTGCTACGGGGCCTGCAAACTTGGCCTCAACCATAACGCTACGATCTTCTGCAATAGCATTTACAGTGGTTTCTTGTTCAGTGCCAACGACCTTAACTAGGTCAATGACGCCTAAACCGTGTGTGTGTTGTACAATATCTAAAAGTTGGTCTTTCATAGGTTCTCCTGTGTGTAATTATATAGAATGTATTTAGAAAATACAAGTCAAAAGGTAAAATTATTCAAAGCTGAATAAGCTATCGAATGTGGTTTTAATTTCTGTAAAGTCTGGAATGTTCCAGTTAAGTACACCTAAAAGGTTTTCTACCTTTTGGTCTACAATGCCCATTTCCATACTGTCTTGGTCAAATGGTAGGTCTTTAAACCATTGTGGAATGTGTGTTTCATCTGTTGGGTAACCAACTGACGTATATCCCAATGGGTTATCTTTCAGCTTACAGACAATAGTTTTCATACCATCTGTGATGGCCAAACTATAGTTGTCACCGTGCATACGGCGTAGGCTATTCCAGTTCATTGCGGCTCTAACGTGGCCGGGCATATTGGTCTTGCCCAGTCTTTCTTCTTCCTTGGTAAACTTGGTCAAGTTATTAACACGCTTAGGAGTACCTTTTTCCCAAGCAGGTCTGTCAGCAAACAACAATTTAAATGCACGTACACGATCGTAAATTGATTCTTTGGTAGCACCAGTTAGCACTTCCTGCAGGATCTCGCTTAAGAAGTCTTGCACAACTTTTGGAGTATCACTACGCTTAAGGTCCAAGCCCATTGCCTTGACCTTGCCAGGCTTGCCGTGTAGATCTAATCTGTTGTTTTCTAGATCATAGATCAATACTGCGTAACGTTTCTTCTTGATGAACAGACCTTTGGAGGCAACCAACTCTCGACCACCCTTGATCAGTTCGCCCATCTCTCGCGGACAGTGGAATGCACGTTCCATAAATCCAGGAAAGCTCTCGTTGACTTGATCACCAATTTGGTCATACAGTTGTACGCATATTTCTTTGTTCCATTGCATACGCCCTGCTTCTACATCTTCCTTGATGGCAGGCCAGGCACTAAAGTACACAGAGTCTGTGTCACCGTAGATAATACTTTCGCCAACGTGATCGTAAGAGCCAAAGATGCATTCATTAACAAAACTATCCATATGCTTGGCAATGGCACGACCAGTTAAAGTAGTGCTCTGACCAATGCGCTTGTCAAAGAAACGACAACCGGGATTAAGAATAGCACCGTATAACGAGTTGAGGTTAATCTTCTTAACCAATTGCCTCTTGTCCCAAAAGGCCTTGTCCTCTGGAGTAGTTGCTTCTTTCTTTTTAGCCTGTAATTCTTTACGTTCTGCATACCAGCGTTCCAGGATTCCTGGGATAACTCCTTTGGCATCATACTTAAAAATAGTTCCATTGGAACTTAAGATCCAGGGCTGTCTACTGTCAAAGACCAGCTTCCAGATATCAGCCGCACTCATAACGTCACTGCCACCGCCTTCCCAATCAATGGTAATTTCTGTTCCGGGCTCACAGTTCATCACAGCAGTGTATTCTAGGCTTCCGAATAATCCTTCCCAAGCTTCAGCAAAGCTGGACCCGGCTGCGATTTTATCTGCAACGTATTTGTCTGACATTGTTTGTCTAAGTTGTCCGACAATTGTTTCTGGGGCCATATTAAGGGCTCGAATAGCCGAGGGATAGAGCGAGTTGATGTCAATTGCTCCAATCCAGTCGTGCATACCTTTTTTGGGGTAAGCAACATAGGCACCTGCCGCTTGCGTGTCACCTTGATCATCTCTGTTTCTCCTATTTTGAACTACTAAACCTCGTTGATGTGCTTCATTAATAATGGCCTGTTCTGTAACAGCCACAGCACCCATTGTTGTTGCCAACAGCACAGTATTATCGTGTGCCAGTTCGTTGGCCAGGTCTAAGAATCTTAACTTCTTATCCAGCCTGGACAACAACATTGTATCTTGTCGATTGTACTCAATAAATTTAGGAAAGTCTTTATTGTAGAGTTGATCCAGTGTGCCTTCGTATTGTGTTTTACGTTCACCAAGCTCGTACTCAGCAATGGCATCTAGACTGTAACTATGTCTTTCTTCGTATGTGTATTTGCGATATAGTTGCATATAGTCTAGATGTACACGACCTATTAGATCGAATGTTAGATTTTCTGCACCAAATCGCTCAAAGGTTCTTTCCTTGGGAAACTGACTCCACAGACAAAAGCGGCGTGTGTCATCTTTGGTAAGGATGCGTTTAGTACGCATAACCATATATGGAATATCAAAGCCTTCTGAGTTCCAGCCACTTAAGATGTCTGCATCGTCGATCAAGTTAAGGAAGGTATCTAGTAGGTCTTCCTCACGCTCAAAGAGAAAACAGTTTTCATATTTGTCGGCAATTTCTTGTGCAGTTTCTCGACTGAGGCTCTTTGGGGGTATCACCAGGGTAACTAGCTTATCCATCCAGTCCAAGTACACCGACACCGCAGTAATAGGATTAAAGGGATCTGCAGGTTTACTAAAACCTCGCAGTGGATCAAAGTCTACCTCAATGTCAAAGAAAGCTGTTTGTAACCTGGGCGATTCAATGCCAAGGTAGTGTTCTGCCAGACATCTAAAAATAGGATTGATGTCAGATTCCCACAGGCGCTTGCCAGAGTGTACTTTTAATTCTTTATGGAATTCTTTGTTGTTGCGAGTGCTAAATCTGCTAACAGGTGTGCCGTACACTGTGTTAAATTTGCCTCTAGGGTCATCGTAGTAGAATATGTAATTGGCAGGATATTCATTATAAACCCTCTTGCCGTTTACACGTTCAACTACGTGAATTCGATCGTTGCTACGATCGTACAATGCGTCTACGTAACTCAAATTTTTTCTCCTATGTCACTTTTAGCTGACAAATACTTTTCTTCTTGCCGTTTATAGTCCGGCGAGACTTTGATGTATTTAATGTTTACTATTGTCGATAATAAAATTACCTGATACGCTAATTCTGTAATCATCGCTGGTATAAAAAGAGAATGCTTCGTGAATAAATTTTGAAGGAAACACTATTATACTACCTTCTGCAGATTTATCAACCTCAATTATCTCGTTTGCAATCTCTCCAATGGAGTTACTGTAGCAAAAAGAAAATGCTCCTGGTACAGGACTGTTAGAGTGTTTACCGGGGGATACACGTTTTTCTTCTTCAAGGTCGTAGGGGACTTTGACCCAAAGAACAAAACTTAAAACTCCTGAGTGTCTGTGCGGAGGATTAAACTCGTGTTTCTTTTGAAAATTAACCCAGGCATTGCCCAAACATATTGGCGATTGATGTTTTAAATGACCAAATGTATCAAAGTAATTAAACTGCTGGTTGTATGCCAAGACATACGGCATTAGTGCAGTCTCTATGGCAACACCGTTGCTGAGCTCGTATTCACGTTCTATTTGTCCGTATAACGCGGGCGCGGCAGTTACGTTCTTAGCGTCGTCAAAGTTTGATTGTATACGATCAATCTCGTCAGTGATAGGTTTCAACTCTTCGGCACTGAGTTTTGCACGTATGTAACCGTAGTTGGGAAATGTCTTCCAGGCAAATTCCATTACAATACCATCCTAATCAATCCAACGGTGTCGATTGCGGTAAGCAGGCAGTAATTAGCCAGCATACCAAAGGAACGCCGACTATAAGCGCACCAAGCGTATATAGCACAACCTGTAATCCAAATGGGGTACAAGGCAAGAAGAGGAGGAGTAGGCACGGTGACGGCCATAGTGATAGAACAG